GTTTCGCTGACCCCCCGTATGTGCAAAAATCCAGTTCGGGAACTTCCCGTTGCATGGATGGATGAGACTTGGGGGTGAAGATGCCCTCCATGCGGCAGTTTTGTTCGACTGCGCTTCATGCTTGGTTGATGTTCTCGGCTCTTAGGGCTTGAATTGTGCGATCAAAGTCGCATGTGGTGTCATTTCCGCTGCGAGAATGCCCTTGGAGGTTCGATGGACGAAGCGGGTGGCTTGACGATGGACGAGTTTCTGTACGGTTGCCGCGAGGCTCCGCACTGGTTCGTTCCGTTCGTGCTTGGGTTCGACAACGCGCCGATGCACGACGACCTTCAGTTCCACTTGGACTCGAGCGACAACGCGTACTGCGAGTTGCCGCGCGGTCACGGGAAGACGAACCAGATGGCCGGTCGGGTGTCTTGGGAGATCGGGAAGAACCCGTTGATCCGGGTGAAGATCGTTGGTTCGTCGGACGACGAGGCGACGAAGACGGTGACGATGATCCGGAAGGTGATCCAGTCGGAGGAATACCGGAAGGTGTTTCCGTCGATCGAGGCCGACAAGGACTCGACGTGGGGGAACACGAGTTTCACGGTGAAGCGGAGTCGGTTCCTTCGCGACCCGACTGTGGAGGCGGTGAGCGTGTTCGGTAGAGCGGGCGGTCGAAGCGATCTGCTGATCGCGGACGACATCTGCGACCTTCGGAATGCGGTGCAGCAGCCGAGCCTTCGCGAGCAGGTGAAGGACGCCTGGAAGAGCATTTGGTTGCCGACTCTTGACCGGAGCGGGAAGAGGCCGCGGATCTGGAAGTTCGGGACGCCGTACCACGTCGCGGACATCACGGCGGAGTGGCGTTCGTACCACAGGGACGCGGGCGGGTTGTTCCGGAGGCCGGTGATCGGGAACCGCAGTCCGTGGGGCGAGGTGTACAGGCCGGAGATGATGGACGACTTGCGGAAGCAGTACGGGCCGATCGCATATGGGCGCGCGTACGAGCTGTCGCCGGTGTCGAGCGACCAGTTGGTGTTCGACCATGCGTGGCTGGACAGGTCGATGTACGAGGGCGAGATCCCGGAGATCGTGAGGCTGACGGGTCAGACGATCGCGGCGACGGACTTCGCGTTCAGCGACAAGTCGGTGAAGAAGGGCGACCCGGACTATTCGGTGCTGGTGACGGGCGTTCGGTCGATGGACGGGTACTGCTACGTCGATCGGGTGGTCCGCGCTCGGGTGACGTTCCCGGAGTGGCAGCGGATCTGCGCGCGCGAGTGCCGCGCCGGCGGCGTGACGGTGCTGATGGCCGAGGGCAACGGGCCGCAGGCGGGTCTTGTGCAGCAGTTGGCGCAGGCTTGCGGGGAGCTGTCGGTGGTTCCGGTGATCCGCACGAAGGACAAGTTGAGCCGCGCGAGCGAGAAGCAGGCGTTCGTCGAGCAGGGTCGCTTCCGTCTCCGGAGGGTGGACGGGAGGGAATGCCGCGAGCACGCGGTCTTGTACGACGAGATGACGACGTTTCCTGCCGGCGACCACGACGATGCCGTTGACGCGGCGGTGGATCTGATGGAGGCTTGCACGAGGGCGGGGTACGGGTTGACGGCGAAGCCGAACCTGTCCCAGAGCGGAAGAAACAAACTGTGGCGTCTCTATGGATGACGGAGGTATGCGATGGACGAGCTGTTGAACAAGGACCGTGACGAGTCGGAGGCCGCTTCGCCGAAGGGGGTCGTTCCTGCGGGGATGGATCAGCCGGTGGCGCTGCCGATCGAGATGCAGCGGACGTTCTTCGCGAGCGTCGCGAAGATGCTGAGGAACCCGTCGCTGGCGTACCGCAAGGACCGCCAGTTGATGAAGCAGATGCGGAACGATCCGGACTGCATGGCTCCGCTCCAGCAGTTGCAGGTGTCGATCGCGGGGCTCGAGTGGCAGGTGAAGCCGTTCGACTCGCGCGACCCGATGCAGGAGGAGATCGCCGAGAGGACCGCCGAGATCATCAAGCGAATTCCGCGGCTCGCGGATTTGAGCCGTCATCTTCTCGAGGCGGTGTGGTACGGGTCGAGCGCCGCGAACATCATCTATCACCGCCGTCCGAACGGGATCATCGAGGTCAAGGATTGGATTCCGTTCCATCCGGACACGCTGACGGTGGACCTCGAGGGTGCGCCGGCGATCCGCGTCGGCCCGAGGTACTACGCGGACATGGACGGCACGGGCGGCGAGACGGTGCAGGGCTTCGACTCTCGCGTGCACAGGCTGACGGACGTGGAGCGCCGCGCGGTGGTGTGGCATCGGTACATGGTGCAGGGTCCGGACTTCGACGATCCCTACGAGACGGCGTACGCGTACCTCGGCAGGGGCGTGCGCGACGTGGTGTGGTGGTACTGGAACTTGAAGCAGGCGGTGCTTCAGAACTGGGCGACGTACGCGGAGCGGTACGCGCAGGGCATCCGCGTCGGCTACTACCCGATGGCGAACAAGGACGGCAAGAAGGAGATGGAGGACATCCTCCGGAACCTCGTGGGCGACGTGAGCGCGGTGGTTCCGCGCGCGACTCCCGGCCAGAAGGACTACGAGATCGAGATTCTGGAACCTGGGGCGGCTCGCGCGCAGGTGTTCGCCGACCTGACCGAATGGCTCGCGAAGAACATCAAGGAGCTGATCGTCGGCCAGAGCGCGACGAGCGAAGCGGTGTCGAGCGGCATCGGGTCGAACATCGGGACGCAGCACCAGAAGACGTTCACGCGGCAGATGCGGTTCGTCGCGGACGGGCTCGGCGAGACGATCACGGAAAACCTCGTGCGCGAGATCGTGGACATGAACTACGGTCCGCAGGAGTTCTACCCGCGGTTCGAGTTCTCGGTGGAGAGTCCGGAGAGCGAGAAGCGCCTCGAGGCCATCCGCATCTTCGTGAACGAGCTCGGCGGCACGGTGAGCGAGGCCGAGACTCGCAAGATGCTCGGGCTCGCGATCCCAGACGTGGACGAGCCTGTGCTGACGGGCAAGGTCCGCGACGTTATGCCGGAGATCGGCGAGAACGGCGGCGTGGAAGAAGAGGATGCCGATGGTCCGATGCTGAACGCAAGGCAGGTGTTCGGCGGCATGAGCGAGAAGGAGCTGCGGCGCGAGGCGCGGCGCCGGCGGCGCAAGGGGCGAAAGTCAACCGGGAACTGCGGGAACGGTTTCGGCGGGTTCACCGACTCGAACAAGTGCGCCTCCGGTCCGCACGACTATCCGGAGACCCGCAAGAGCCCGCGCAAGAAGTCGCGCAACTCCCGCGAGATCGGAGAGGAGGTGATCCGCAAGCATCGTGTTCTTCTCGAGGAGGGCTACGACGACGATCAGGCGTGGGCCATCGCCTACGACATGGTTCAGAAGGGCGTGCATGAGCGGAGCAATCCGCAGCATGTCCGAGACTCGAAGGCCCATCAGGACATGGTGGACGAACTGGTGCGGGGCGGCATGAGCGAGGAGCAGGCTTCGCAGGTCGTGAAGCGCAGGATGAAGGGGATCATGGAGAAGGGCGGCGATGGATTCGTGCCGCCGGAGTCCGTCGCCGCGAACGCGCGTCGCGCGCTCGACGTGCGCGAGACGAAGCCGGAGTCGGAGCGCGGGATGACGCAGGTGGGCATCGCGCGCGCGCGTGACCTTGCGAACCGCAAGTCGGTTTCCATCGAGACGATCCGGCGCATGGTGTCGTTCTTCGAGCGGCACGAGGTGGACAAGAAGGGCGAGACTTGGGACGAGCAGGGCAAGGGCTGGCAGGCGTGGAACGGCTGGGGCGGCGACGAGGGATGGTCTTGGGCGCGCGGCATCGTCGAGAAGGAGGGCGATTGATGCTCCGGATGAGCGAGGCGGAGCGCCGGATGTCCCGGGCATGGAGGCTCGGGCATCGGACCGGAGACTGGATTCGCATGGAGTCGGAGGTCCAGGGCGCGATGGTCGGAGCGTTCCAGTCCGGGCGCTCCGCGTTCCGCGCGTCCGCTCCTCCGATGATGTCGGACATGACTCCGATCTTCGAGCGCGCGCGCGCGCTGTCGCACCGCACGATGGTCGAGAGCTCGGTCAGGCGCGAGGCGATCGCCGAGGGCTATGGGTTCACGATGCTCGCGACGCTGTTCCTGCTGTTCTTCGACGAGGACGATGAAGGCGTGTTCCGGCCATTGGCGCGCGGCGTCCCTTCATCCACGGCGCGGAAGGCGCGCGCCGGCGGCGTTTCGATGGAGATGGCGCGTCGCGCGCACGAGATCGTCGCGAACGACGCCGACGCGAAGATGCTCGTGAGGACGATCCCAATGCGATCGGAACTCGTCGCGCTCGACGAGGTGAGGCGCGCGTTGAATCTCGGGATCGCGGACGGCGCTGTTTCCGAGCGCGTTTCGACGGGTGAGACGGATCATCCGCTGTGGCAGATTTCGGAGATGATGGACAGGCGCACGCGCGGGAATCCGCACGGAGACTTCCCCGACGGCGGTTTCCATTGGCAGGTGAACGGCTACATCAACACGATCGACGAGATCGTTCGCCAGGGGTGCGTGCCGCCATGCGGTCGCAACTGCCGCGCCGTGCTTCGCCCCGTGTCGTGGAAGCGCGCGGAATCGCTCGGGCTGATCGGAGCCGATGGTCTTGTCGATCGGGCGGCGGTACGCCAATGGAACGGCGACCGGCAGGGCTACATCGACCGCGGCCTGTATCCCGATCCGATCTTCCGTTGAATGATAGTTGCATCTGTGTGTTAGTTTCGGCTGATAAAGCCCGAAATTATCCTCACGCAAGGCCATAACCGCTTGCCTTGGTGGTGTTTATCGGCGTGAATGGCGTCGTGGACTCCTCACACTCCATCTCGGAGCAGGGCGATAAGGTCGTGATCCGGCGGCTCGAGCTGTTCGCCGGATTCGATCCGACGATCGACGACGGCAAGGACGAGGAGATCCGCAAGTTCGACCGTCGCAAGGTGGCCCGCATCGTCGATCGGACGAAGCAGTTCATCTCGCGGAAGCAGCATCCGCGCATCGTGATCCTTCATTCGCAGGAAGACCACAGCGAGCCGAAGGAAGCGGTCGGCGCGGTGCTCGACATCGCGATGGAGGAGCGCAACGGCGTTCCGTTCATCGTCGGCGACGTGGAGATGTCGAAGGAAGACTTCGCGCAGTACGTCGCGAGCAACAGGTTCCCGCGCCGCAGCGCCGAAATCTGGTCGGACGACCACATGAGCGAGATCGCCCTGCTGGGGCGCGACACGCCGCGTCGTCCGCTGCCCGACACGCGGTTCACCAAGACTGGCGAGAAGTTCTCCTTCTCATGCCAGACGTGCTTCGAGGCAGCACCGGGAGCGGGCAACGTGTTCGTTCCGGGCGTCGCACTCACCAAGAAGAAGGACAAGACCATGCAGGACGAAGCCAAGACCGGCGAGAAGGACGAGATGGCGAAGATCATCGCCGAGAAGGACGCGGAGATCGCGCGGCTCAAGGAAGAGAACCGCAAGATGTACAACCAGACCCACGTTGACATTGGCTCGCACAAGGACGAGGACGATGATGACGACGAGGGCGACGAAGGCGACGAGGACGAGAAGAAGAAGTCCGAGTCGAAGAAGTCGAAGAACGCCCGCGACGGCGCTCGTCTCGAGTTCACCCGCGAGAAGGCGAAGTTCGAGAAGCGGATCGCCGCGCTCGAGGCCCAGCTCGCGAAGGAGCGGTTCTCCCGCGAGATCGACGCGATGGCCTCCGAGGGCTTCGCGGTCGATTGCTGCCGCGACGAGATGATCGAGGAACTTGCATCCTGCCCGGACCCCGAGCGCAAGGTCAAGTTCTGGCGGGAGAACTTCCGCCGCGATCCGGTCGGCGTCCGCGTTGGCGCCGGCATCGCCCCGCGTTC